GCATTTGCTGCTGCAGTATTTGCTACAACTTTTGCTATGTTTGATGCCTGTTCTATGATAATACCTGCTATTGCTACACCTTTATTCTTTCCTGCTATTGCCTGTAAGGTTTGTCCGAATTGACCTGCAAGGTCAGCGTAAGCATTTTGTAATTGTACTTTAGCTTCTTGTGCTGCTCTTTCTGTAGCTAATTCCTGATTGGTTATATTCTCTCTTTCCTTTGCATATTTGTTTCTGACTTCTGTCCTTTGCAGCTCTGTAAGTTCTGTATTAGCCAGTTCATTTGCTTCCGCTTGTGCAAGTAATTCTCTTTTTTGTGCTAATCTTTCTATATCTAATGCGAAATCACCTTCTACTTTTGCATTCAATCTATCAATTTCTTCTATCTGTGTTTGAATACCTAATGCTGTAAGTTCTCTTTCCTCTTGTAATTTCTTTTTCTTTTCCTCATTCTTAAATTTAAGTAAGTCGATTTCAGCCTTTGTAAGTTCTTCATTTGAATTTGCATACTTAACTCTCATATCATAGAGTGCCTGTTGATATGCAGCTTCATCTAATAAACCCTTTTCTTTCTGTAATTCTAAATCTAATTCAGCTTTACCTCTCGCTTCATCATTTGCTTTTCTTAAATCTTCTGCTGCTTTTTCTGCAATCTCTTTACCTTTTGCTGCAAACTCTGCATCAGATGCAATCTTATCTGCCTGTAATTTAGTTATATCAGCCAGTATTTGTTTATATTCTGCTGAACCTTTCTTCTCTAATGCTAATCTATCCTCTAAATCTTTTAATCGTAATGCATATAATTTATCAGCAAATTGTTTCTCAACATCAAACTTTTGTTGTTCTGTTTCTGCTACTGCTAATGCTTCAGCTTTAAGTTTCTCTAATGCAGCCTCATCTAATTTATCCTGAGCCTCCATTTGTTTTTTCTTCTCATCTAATGCTTTTGCATTTGCTTCACCTCTTTCTTTAAGATTTTCCTTTTCAGTTTTAGTTAATCTCTTTGTTCCTTCTTCGTATCTACCAAATGCTGCTTTACCTGCATCCATTGCTGCAGGAATTGCAGTTTTAATCTTTTCATATCCTTCCGATACAGAATCAAAATCAAGGGTGAATATACCTTTAAGAATTTGACCTACACCAACACCTACATTCTTAACTAAATTAAAAAGGCCTACAAGAGTTGAATAAAATATACCAATACCTTTTGTAATGTATGGCAATGCAGCAGTTGCTAATTCTACAAATGAGTCAATCAGCGGTTCTAATGCTGCAAAGATACCACCAAGTATTTTTTCAAATCCTATAAGAAGGGGTTCCAGTTTCTTTCCTGCACCTTCTACATTATTAAATGCAGCTACTAATCCACCGATTGCTGCAACGATTAAACCAATACCTGTTGCTTTTAGGGCAGTTCCAAATGATACGGTTGCTACCTTTGCTTTATTTAAGGCACCACCTAATGCACCAATAGGTCCACCGGCAGATTCAAGGGTATCAATCCAGTCAGCTGCACCTGCTTTACTTCCTTTAATCTTATCTTCCAAATCATCTATTTCATTTGCAAGACGTTTAAATTCTGCGGAGCCAGCAGCAGTTTCCTTCAATTGCTTTTTTAATTCTTTTAATTCAGCAATAGAACCTTTTAAATTGGAATTGACTTCTATGTCAACTTCTACTTTTTCTGCCATGGATTATTCTTTTTACTAATTTCCAAGTTCCTTTCCATGTTGTAGGTAATTCGTATAAACCCTTTGCTACATCAATTCTTTTAGTTTCTCCGTAATAATCACCCAACGCTAGAAGGTCAACAATATTCTTAATCATTGTTTTTTGTATTTAACAAAAAGGTTTAGATAAATAAGTGATGATAGTGGGAATGGCTTCCCCAATATGGGTGCTCTCTGTATGTATTGTGCTTTTGATATATGCTAAAGTGTGAAGTGAAGTGTGAACCGTGATTGATGTGTATTGATGGATTTGCTGCAAACCATTGTTTTCTCGTCAGGGTTTGAGTTTCTATCATACCACTATTGGTAACTAATGCATTTCCTAAAATCGAATGAAAATGTTCTAAAGCATCTTCTATCCTCATTGTCATTTGGTGCATAGGTTCATCATCTTGTCCTCTATGTTGCCAACCATCTCTGTTTATTCCACCATAATTCATATTTGTCCAAACTGCACCTCTTTCAAAATCAGGGTAATCAAAATATCCTTCACCATACATTACATCATGCTCTAAAAAACTAACATATCGGTATTCATTTATAGTTTTTCCTACATAAATGCATTGTAATATCTGTAATAATTGATTTAGGTGTGATGAACTTTTATTCCAACTCATAACCTGATGAAATGGATTACTCTCTATCGGATTCCATACACAAGTTACGATATCTGCTTTACCTTCTGCTGCTTTTTGGATAGTTTCTAATGATTTTTTTACTGCTGGATGGTTTCTTTGGTCATTTGAATACCAAATTCCTAAACGATTTGTAGTAGGTTTTGGATAAACGAATGTATCACCCTCTCTAATATCGTAGGATTCCCCATTTATCTCCAATTTAAGCCACTTTACTACGCCAGGGTTAGTATCACCTATCAAATTATTATCTGCTCTTAAAACCAATCTATCGTTGCTTATAAGCGATTTGATTTTTTGTAAACAATCTGCACCACCATATGTTGCTTTACTTATTTCCATGCAAAAATTACTCCTATTCTATTTATATCTTCATCAAATATCTGATAAAGTTTTTTGTTTGTAAATCCCCATTCCATAACTTTTCTTTCTACTAATTCTTTTAAAAATTCGGAATGATATTCTATTGCTATTTGTTCTGTGTATGGTAATTCATCAATTTTATCAAAATGTATTTCAGCTCCTTCTATATCACATTTAATTATTTGCGGTGTTGTTAATCTTAATAAAAAATCTAAATCATCGGTAGATTCGATATTTTTTATTTTCATTATAAAGTTATCAGCTTCATATCCTATATTGGATAGGTCAACGCCTGTAACCATTGTAGCACCATTATTTACAAACCATTCTGCTGTTGATATGGATGAATAAAATTTACCACATCCTAAATCTAATACAATTTTATCTTTTGAGTTTAAAAACCACCAATGGTCATTAGGTTCTTCTGATATTATTTTATCCCATTTCATTTTAAAACTGATTTAGCTGCAGTTATTTGAATCCAATCCCAATATCTTTTACTTGCAGTTCCATCATTTATTTTTAAATCCTTTCCATATGGAAGTTCATTCATATATTCTGCTTTATAAAATAAACCATTGTTTGGTCCTGTTACACCTGCGTTATGCATAATATTCATCTTTTCAAAATCACCTTCAGTAGATGTTCCCCAACTGAAATCAAAATTAGGTGAACAAATAGTTCTCTTTCCTAATCTCCATGCACCCCATAGAACTGCCCACATATCTGAACACCATATTTGTATTTCGTGATAGTTTGGATTTCCGGCCTTTATCATTGTATTTAATAAAGTTACTTGTTTGAATAATTCTTCACAATCTCTTTCCACTCTATCCCAATACGATGCGTCTATATCTTTCATTAGATATTGTGCACCTATTGAATTTAATTCATTTTCTTCAATTACGTTTTCAGGCATATCCATTATTTGACACATTAAATCCATCACTTCCTGTCCTTTTCCTTTTATGTAAGAGTGTGCAATATACCAACGGGTATCACTTCCATACCAATTATCATCAACTATCATAGATTGTGTAATCCAATCCTTTACAGGTTTTGAAAATACAATATCACAGTCGTGATAAAAGATTGCCTCATCTTTTAAATAAGGATGTGCGTTCCAATGTTGTTTTAGGATATTAGGTCTGATTGATGAAATGTAATGTTTAGTAACTCTTGTATCATCATAGAAAAAGAATCTTGCAGGGTATCCTACTGCAAGTTTAGACCACTCTTCGGGTATTACACCATTTTGTTTCCAACATACTATATCAATATGATTTGGATTTACACCCATTGATATAAAGTTGTTTAACATTACTTCAACTTGCCATGCATAATAAAGAGTTGCAGGCTGTGCACAAACGAATCTTAAATTCTTATTTGAGTAAATTTGTATGCCATTCATATGCCATTTGTTTATTATTTAACAAAGGCAAATAGATTTGTTTATAGGCACCCTCCATCACAACTAACTTGTAAATCCATATACAAATTAGTTCCTGCATCTCCTGATACGACTGTATAACCTGGAGAAACATATGAAGGTATCGAACCATTATTCTGGCACGCTGCGTCTGTTATTTCACCTGTTACAACAATATTCGTATAAGTGCTACCGCCTGATGTACATTGGTCTGCATTACATCCAACACTAATCACATCACCAACATAGACAGTATAAGTTCCAAATGCTGTATTATTTCTTGTTTCAACTGATACAGAGTTTATATACAAATCGTATATTCCATTTGCTCCACCCAATTCACTAAAACTCCAATATAAAGTAGCAGATGCACCTGCAGTTGTTGTCGTAGTTGTTGGCGCAGCGGTTGTGGTTGTAGTAGTTGATGTTGTGGTTGTAGTAGTTGTAGTTGTAGTCGGAGCCGCAGTTGTCGTAGTTGTAGTGGATGTAGTTGTTGTCGATGTAGTTGTAGTTGTTGCTCTTAAGTCCTGAATTACTTCATTATTACACAATGGACTTTTATTTACCAATTTTATACATTGAGTATTGTCAGGCAAAGTTACAATACCTGTAGAACCAACATTAGGCAAAAAGACATTTAATCCATCAGTGCAAATTGTATATGTGATACAATCTAATGAATAATATACATCATAGAAAGGACCTGAATTATTTCCTTTTTGTGTTAATGTTATTTGTCTATTTACGTTTGCCATAATCTTTTATTCTTTTATTATACACAACTTGCACTGCTTGTACATGCTGCTCCATATGTAATCGATGCACCGCCTCCACCTAATGCAACCCAGCTTCCACTAACTGCACATACTTTTAACACATCATTTTTAGCTAATGTGCCGGCTATTATTGAATTAGATGCACAATCGTGATAAACATATGTACCAGCCGATTCATTTCCTTGTGTAAGTGTTACACAGATACAACTTGCTGATGGTAAACAACTAACTGATGAAGATGTATTACATAGTGGGTTTGCAGGTATTTGGTTTCCTCTTACTAATAAAGAACTGGCTCCTGTTAATCCTTCTGAACCGCTGGCTGCGCAAACTAATAAAGTTTCATTTCCAGAAAGTGCTTGTGATTGTGCAGAACTACTACATTCTGTCCAAGTTGCTGTACCACCTGCTCCACCTGCTACAAATAAAGTACAATTACAACTTGCTGTTGATAATGTAGTTGTAGTTGTTGTAGGTGCTAACGTTGTAGTAGTTGATGTTGGATTACAAGATGCACTTGTATTTGTTAATGTAAACCCTGTACCAATTATTTGATATGCAGTTCCAACTGAATTACAATTACAGAATGAACCGGTCACACCGAATACATCATCACCAGGCACATAAATCAATTGAGATTCGCCAGTTATACAACTATAATAAAGAATTGTACCATCAATTGCTTGGAAATTATTATTATATGTCCAACTTGTACAATTAGAACAACTGAATGGTGTTGTAGTCGTTGTAGTTGTTGCAGCAGTAGTCGTAGTTGTTGTTGGTGCTGCCGTTGTGGTAGTTGTAGTTGTAATAACAGATGATGTAAATGTAAAATCACATGCAATTGCAGGAATAATATTTGGAAGTATATCTCCTAATATTGGACCTAATAATTGTAATTGACATTCACCATTTTTAAGGTTGTAATTATTTATTGCACGAAGGTGATAGTAGTTCCCGCGCCACTCTACTATATCATTGAGCTCCATCTTAAAATAATCCGCAAGAGGTATGATACCTTCGCAGTTTACCAAACGAGTACGAGGATTATAAAGTAAGTTTATATAATTTTCCCAATATTCGGTATAAAGAGAGCCTGTTGGTGTTGTTCCATATACCGCCGGCTCATTAAAGAATAGAAGTGAACGAGAGCCTGATGTAGGGTCTTGTCCTTCGTAATTATCAAAATAAGGAAAACCTTCTAATGGAGTTGATATAACACTACCTGTATTGCCATTAAAGTATCCTTGCACATAATAAGTTTCACAAGCTTTTACACCATTATAAAAATAAATGTGAGGTAGAACTCTTGCTGGTGCGTAGTTTACGCTACTGATAAAGGTTGGTATGTATATTCTATTCTTTGCCATTAATCTGTTGCTATTGCTTCTGCTCTAAATTGCAAGATTGTACTTGAAATATCAGCAGTTGTTATATTATAATAATATGTTGTTCCTATTGGACCTGTTCCTGCATTAAGGACTGTATATCCACTATCAGTTGTTTTTGAGAACACCCATGTCACACTTGCTCCTCCTGTTAATGTATCAAAAACTAATGTATCACCTGCGTTTACAGGGTATGGTAAGAAAGTACAATCTGGCGGTGAACAATCTACTATTGTTTCGCCTGTTAATGCAGTTGCCATAGCAGATGCTACATATGTTGTAAATTTCCTAATTGATGCATCTGTTGTTACCCTTCTATCTACATTACACGTACTTTCAACATAAACACCAAAATCAGCATCTCTTGTAGCAAAACTACCTGAAAGACCTGTTCCTTCAAGATAAACTAATGGTGAAGATGCGAATGTAGTTTTAACTTCAAACTTACCTTGTGAGAAAAAGTTTTCAGTATCTACATAATACGATTTACCATATTCCCTATTATTCAATTTACTAAATTGTTGTGAAATATAATCACCATCAAGTGTATCACCGAAGTTTAGTTGGTTTACAGCAAGGTTATTTGCTGGTATAACCTCAATCTTTTTGTCAAGGTTAATGTATCTATTGAAATCCTTAACTTCACCTTCTTTATACCATTTATTAAATTCTTCAACAATAAATTGACGAGGTTTAAGTTTATTAGGATAAATTACAAGATTAAATTTCTTTTGTATACCTGTAATGAAATCAATCTGCTTAATACCTGTTGTTCCGAATGGCATATTAGATGGAATATCTAAAACAAGGTTATCTCCACCCTGATTTACCTTTTTAATTTCTAAATAGGTACTTGCTAAACTATTGCCAGGGTTTAGAATTATTTGGAAAGGAGCAGGAGTATATGCATTAGCATATTGTAAATAAAACTTATAAGTTCCAATAGGTAATTGAGATGTATTAAATTCTGTTACTAATTGAAATTGTTGTGTTTTAACTTGTGTTGCATTATATGTGAATATTTGCTGCATGTATCTGTTAAAATTAACCAATGTTGTTACAGATACTAAAGCGCTTGTTACAGCATCCCTTACACTTAAATAAAAAACAGGAACTGAATTACCTACACCTGTCGATTTTAATTCAAAGTTTAGAGCCAATTCACCTCTCAATCTTGATGGAACATCTAAAGTATATGTTCCAGCACTATCTATGTTATTTTGTGGATTGTATTGAACATTATACCAAGGGAATTGTAAATCCACACCGGCAGACATTGTAACGTTTGTTTGCCCACTACCTGATATAGGTGCTATTTTAAAAAGACCGTAAGTTTCTAAATCAATAGAATCATACACAGGGTATTTTAACTGATTATTACAAAGAAGATATACGTTATCTAACCAAGGTTGTGTCCAAAATGAGCCGGAGTATGTATATCCATATGTTTCAAAGATTGCATCCCATACTTCTTTTATACGAATAGCAGGTTTAAAATCTTGCACACAAAGGGCACCTTCATTTGAGTCAATACCAAAGAATGCTTCTTCAGGGGTAAATTGTATTCTTTGTCCATATTCTGCAAATGGATAAACTATGCTTCCACTAAAAAGGTCACCATTCCAACTTTGAGAAATATTATTAAAAGATGATGTGTGATTAAATTGTGAAAGAGATGCAGTTAAATCTGTTAAATAAAATCTATTGATATCTCTTGCAAATGAAGAAAGACCACCATAGATTGTTATTTCGTATGAATCAATAAATTTATTTGCAATTACATTTACTTTATTCAGTTGTAAGTATCCTTGTGCTAAATAAATTCCATCAAAGTCCAAATAACATGGAACTTTAGAATTGGTTGAAAATAAGTAAGGATTTGTAATTGAGATATCATAAACATGCTCAAAGAATGCGTTATTCTTTTTTGTACCTGGCACCGTAATCTGACGAGTAAAGTCTGCAGGTAGCACACCAATATCAAATAGACCTGTTACGTTATCTGATAAGAATATTTCTTCATCATCAAACAAGTCCAATTGAGTTCCATTGGCTACTAACTTAAACGCAAATCCTTGTGTACTTGTTACTCCCATTAGATTATCAATTTATATGCCTGTCCCCAATTAAAGTCAAATCCATATTGAATTACCTTATCAACAACGCCAGTTTTAAATGTAATTGATGATGTGTTTATAGTAATCGGTCTTAAATCGCCTGTTGCTTCATCATATATCCAATAAATTTCATCAGATACAAGAAGTTGTTTAAATATTTCGTTATATGCTTCATCAACCCAGTCGGTTTGAACAGATATTGCTTGTGTAGAGTCAGAGATATAATTGAGAACGGAGCTATCGTAATTATTATATTTTAATGTAGGAGATTGCCATGTACCAAGTTGTGGTTGGTAAGTTCTTCTCTCTGTATTGAATGATTGACGATTAACCATATTAAAGTTAAACCAATCAAACTGTCCGTAACGATTTTTCCATTTAATTCTGATATTAGGATACTTTTGCTCACACACTATGTTATAAGTGATAGGCTGCCCCAAATCCGTTGAATTATTTTGTGCTTGGATTGTGTAATAGGAAAAACTTCCACTCAAAGGAAACCCACTTTCTGTTGCTCCTATTGGATATTGTTGTATTTGACCTGATGATGAAAGACTACTACTCAAAGTATAATATGCAGTTTGTATATCAGATGTATAACGGATTCTGTTAGGTTGTGAGCCTGAATTTGCTATACCAACATAAACACCACTAAACCCTTCGTTTGTAGTGAATGCTGATTGTGTTGCAGGTCCATCTGTCATCAGAGGCCAATGTGGAGTTTTAGAACTTATTGCTTGTCCAATTGGTTCTTGAAATATTGAATATCCATCTAGGGCTTTATATGTAGCACTTCTAACATTGGAGCCAGTAACATATGTGCTACCTGAAAGATATTGATAATAAAATTGACAAGCAAAATACATTACGTTTGATGTATTCACCTGTGCTAAATCCTGAAGTGTTGAATTAAGTATTCTGTTCAAATCAAATATACCATACAAAGATGTATTAGGATATTTTGTCATTGTATAGTCAGATGAAGACCCACTTGCTGTAGGTCCACCTTGCCAATAATACAATTCAGCAACGTATTGAAAATCGCTATTTTGTAATAAAGACGAACTTGTTTCAACAACTGAAAATATAATTGGTGATTGTGCTAATGAACAAGTTGCCGGAGTTTGAACTATATTAATTGGCATTTGCTAATTTGTTTTCTATTTAACCAATTAAATCGGTTTTGTAATTGATGGTTATCCTTTTCTTATTGTTTCTCTTAATTCTTGAGCAATACTTTTACCAACCTCTTTTACATATTTTTTAATTGCTGCTTTTACTTCTGATGATTTCCAAGCTTTACTTCCGTAGTTAATTGATTTTTTATTTCCTGTTTTTTGATTTCTTACAGTCCCACTAACATTTGGGTCATTCCACCATTTACCATATTTTGCTTGTGGTGGTGCAACAAAGAATGTAATTTTAGCATCTCCACTTTTATCATATTTAACCATTCTTTCAGGCGTATTATATGACCTTAAAGCATTACGAAGATTGCCTGTACGACGGGGTGCAAGTTTAGAACCTACATTGCGAACAGTTTTTGCTAAATCTTTAAGTGCTTGTGGTCTTACAGTAGCCATTAACAATTAGGATTAGGATAAGAGCCTGATGGAAGTAAATCATACAAACATCTTGGTCTATCGTTGTGAGTAACAAGTGTAAACGTTGCTACATGTCCTGCTAATCCGTTATTAAATCTTTCTACAAATGGTTCACATATGATATCACCTTCAATATCAAATGCTGCAACTGAATATGCTGTATAAGATGTTAAATCGTTTATAATTGCAAGTGTGTTAGCAAGAATATCTACATAATCATCTACACCAAAAAATTCAATGGTTTGTTTATTGTAAGTGGTTTCAGTAACATTTGCTGGTCTGCCACTTTCATTATTTTTATTCTTAATCTTGTCCGCAATTACCAATTGTACTTCATGTCTTGTCACACTTTCTGCAATAGTAGTTGAAAGTATATTGATATTGCCAAGTGGATACATTGGAAACTCTCTATCATCAACATCCTGAATATCACCTGTAGTTACTTTCGTAATTTGTGGATGATTACTCATTATAGTTTCGAAGTAATCCAAAACATTGTAGTAGAGTGTGTAATTAACTCCCTGATTATATTGTAAATAATTTGGCATTATCAAAAATTTTTTGTATGTTTACTTAAAAAGATTACAACTGAATACCACCAAAGTACTGGTTAGTTTGGTCAGGATAAATCTGGGTTTGATTACCAACACTTTCAAGGTATTGAGGTAAGTCTTGAGAATAAGAAATACAAAAGTTCTGTAATCTTAAAGCCCAATAGTCAGCATTTGTCTGAGCCTGCTGTTTCAAATAATCTATTTCAGCTTTTGATGGTGCTACTCCCTGTTCACTCTGTTGCTTCACTGCTCCATTAGATTTGAATTGTATAGAACTAAATGGAATATATTCTACACAGGTATACCAAACAAGTGATGGTTTTACATAATCTTCCATTAACTCATAGTATCTACCTGTAAATGGAGTACCTGCAAGTATTTGAGTTGCAAGATAATCATAAAGCACAGTACCTAAAAGATTCTTTAAGTATTTTATTTGTGCAGTATAGATAAATGGAAGTAATGCATCAGCATCAATTGCACCCTGTAAAGGTGTTGTTTTTATTATATCGTTTCTTGATATGAATAATGCTATAGCCATAGTTTTTATTTTATAAGGGTTTCGTATTCTTTTTCAAAATGTGCTGGCATAACAAACTTTTCAATAGGTTGGTCAGGCTTTATTTCTTGCACATCAGTTGTTGTTTGGTCTTCTGTTGTAGCTGGATTTTCCATTGAATCATTAACATCTTCTTCTACTTGGTCTACAGTCTGACCTGTTTCTTCAGCGGTTTCAGAAAGAATTACTAACGGAGTTAATTGTTCAAAGTATAATTGTAATTCTCCACCATATCCGCCTTCTCTTAAAACATAATCTAATGAATTAAGCATAAGATTTTGGAAAGGAGCAATGGTCATTGTTTGTAAGATGCTAAATGCTGTTTTCATTTCCTCTGATTGAGAAGAGAAACCATTTGCTTGAGTTCTGATACCAAAAAGAAGTGGTGAAGTAATTCTGTGTCCTACAAGTATTCTATCCTGTGCATATTCTGCAACATATCTGAATTTTTCATGTAAGTTATCAATGTTTACTACATCAATAGTTGGTTTAGTTGCCGGGTCATCGTTGAATGATAACATAAACTTACCGGCGTTATTAGTGCCTGTAAATTTAGCATATAATAAATCTTCTATCGTTTGTCTCTCTTCAGGAGCAGGTACACCATTGTTCATATTCAACATAACCATTGGTAAGAAACCATTCTCTATGTTGTTTATGTGTAGATTAGATAATTC